GCCCCGCAAGCCCCGTCTATAACCGGCGAGCCGGTTTAGGCGGGGTTGTTGACACTGAAATGTAGTTGTTCACCCATGTTGGGTAACCTCCTCAATTGTTATGTGTTGTTCTCGACAAAGTCTTCGCATTCCTCGCTGGTCAAAACCACGCCAAAATAGGCAACACGCTTGACGGTGGTTTCCCACACGCGAACGGTGCGTGCCATTGGCTGAACGACCCAGGAATGACAGCGCCAGAGCCCGTCTTCGGAAAGAGCATACCCCGTTGCAATAAAGCACCGGTCTTTGTTTTTATACCAAAGTCTTGCGGAATTGTAATGGCACTGGCAATCCTGGCCTTTCCTCATATAGCTGCTGCCATAAAAGAACCGGCCGCGTTTGAGGATTTTTGGGGCGTCTTCGTCAAATTCCGTCATGCAGACTTCATCCCCGCCAAATGTGAGGATTTTGTCATGCAGCTTCTTCATAGCATCGAGCGTTTGAGTATCGAAACCAGAAGAGGTGTTGTAAATCTGGCTTTTGGTAAGCCGCATTTTCCAATCCTCGTTCATTGGGTTCCAATGAATCGGCGCAGGCATCTGGTTTGCGGTGAGAATGGGGTGCTTAGAACTGTTCCAGCCTTTCATTACAATTTCTCCCTGATAGAACGCAGACAGCTCAGGATTTTTGCATACAAACGGTAACGATTTTCGCCGCTCGGTACAAAGTCACCAAGCTTTTTGGAAATGAGAAGTTTATCAAATGCCTCCATAATATCAAAGACGGTGAACAGCTTGTATTGTGCATTTATATGATTCACACGGAACTCGACATCTTCGACAAGATGCCAATATTCCATGCCATACAACATCGCGCCGCTTTCGTTTGCTTTTCGGTCTTGCTCCTCGTCTGCATCGTCACACACAATATAGACACCGTTTTCGTCGAGATAGTTTTCGAAGACGTCGCAGATATCGGAGGCAACAGAACGGATATCGGAATTTGCCTTCACCTCAGGTTCAGGCTGGGCGGCTTCAACTTTGTACTCGATACTGTCGTGACGAAGTGACTCTTCGATGCCATCAAAAACGATGTCCGCGCAGTCGTTATCATCCCGACACGCTTCGAAAATGTTTTTGACGGATTCGATTGCCTCTTTGGAATCGGAGTTTCCCTCAACAGAGAACTCCAAAGGAACCAAGGCAACAACTTTGTATTTATTCTTCATGATTTTTTCTCCTTAGTTTAACAGGATGCCGCAGCATTTGTTCAAGGCAAGTACGCTTGCAGCGAGAACAGCAACCTTCTCAAAGGTAATGCTCTCCGCAATTGCACAGACGCTCATAACAATGAGCAGAACAGCTGCCACAGCAGATACTATTACTATCTGATTCTTGATGCCGGTTTTCATGAGTTTTTCTCTTTCTGTTTATGCCCTTATCGGAGCATATCAATAATTTTTCCAACTAACTCATCATTGGTCATGAACTGATTACGTCCTTTTGCGCCGAGCGATACAGAGGAGTAATCTTTCATACTGGCGGCATAGCGAACCATGTTCTTGTCAGACAAGGGCTGATAGCAACTCTTTTCAGTGCTGACGTAAACGCACTTATTGTTGAGAACGTTCTGAATGTGGCCAGAGCAGCCAACACGCTTACCGTTGATGATGATGTTGTGTAGGTTATGGGTTAGCATAAGGTCTTTGCTTTCGGTTTCTTTTACCTTTAACTGGTTCAAGAGTTTTCGGGACAGATAAACGGTTGCTTTCATTGTGACTTCCTCCTAATTCAAATGAAGTATTTGTAAGCGGCAGTTAAGCGTTTGCGGTACAGGTCTAACGTGGTCAGCCCTCCTGCATAGACTTTGCGGGAAGAGATTATCACGTTGGTTCCTGCTTCCATATGGGAGAAGAACATCGAAAGGCAATCTTCCAGGCTGTCGCTTGTAGTGAGAGTTTCGTACACCGGATATGAGTATTTGGCGGCTTTGCTGTATGTGCTATTGAGCTCATACACGAAGAACATCACCTGTCCCGTAACGGTGTTGGGGTCATAGCCATTGCCATAACACCAGTTGAAAAGGTCTGTCTTTCGGCTATAAGTCCATTGCAGGAGTCCATAGCCGCCATCCGAAGGGTTTTCGGCCGAGGCTTTAAGACCGCTTTCCATCGACATGCAGCCCATCACTGCGGCAGTACCGGCCTTTGAAAGGCCAGCGGACCGCAGAGCTGTGTAGATTTCAAGCTCATTGTCGTTGAGATTATCTGGGATTGTTTCGGGTTTCGGTTTGGCTTCTTCGATGGCTGCTTCTGCGGTCTCAATCCGTGGTTCCGGTTCTGCAGCATCGGAAGATTCGACCTCAGCAGTTATAATTTCCTCCTGCGCTTCTTCGGGAGTTTCCGTTATCGGGAACGCTTTATCGAGCTCATTCACCGTTTCAATGGGAGTGGAAAAAGCGATAGGTTCGGTTTTGGGAGCTATGTTTTCCTCTGCGTGTGCAGGAACAGAAAGCATAAAACCCATGCAGGCGATGATGGTAAAAATACACATCACCGCGACGACAACCAGGACATGCTTGTTCCGAAAAATGCTGTTATTATTCTTTTCGACTTTCATTTTGTGACTCCTTTTTTGTGTCTTTTCCTTGTAGCGGAAGATTGTGATTTGAGATTTGTGGTTTGTTTTGAATTCCTCCTTTTTCTGTAAACAAAAAAAGGCAGGCCCATCATGAAGATGAGTCTGCCTTGAATGAGAACAGAATTATGAATTGTACGAGCACGCGGTGTGCAAAGTAGATGTTATCTGTCGTACAACTTTAATACTATGGAATTCGCAAGGATGTGCAAGAGCTTTTGATGTGCTTCTTTTTCAGGCTTCGTTAAGCCATTTCTGAGTGATATCCATGATTTGATTCTGAAATTCCGGGTCCGGCAAGGTTTTGCTGTCTGCCCAAATTGAGTTACGGACGATTGGGTAATTGTATACAACGCCGTCAACGATATAGGGCCAAAGCACCACTTCGCCGCCCACAAGCCAAAGTTTCTGGATTTTGACGGGTTTCTCGTATCTTGTGAGCCAGCATTCACTGGTCACGACAGAATCCGCCACATATTTCTGTGTTTCTTCCTCGGTCAAGAGATTCGGGTCTTCGTCCTTGATGTTGTACATTCGGACAATGAACGGTAACGGCATGTCCTTGGAGTATTTTTTGTTCTGACGCAGCTCAGCGAGCAGGAATTTTGAGACAAAATGCGCAATGCCGATGCTGGTCAGGCAGTCGTCAAGGGTATGCCCAAGACAAATTCTTGGGATTTCCTGGTCCTCCCCTTTCATCCGATTCGTTGGTATCTGCGGAACAACATCGTCCGGCAGGCATCCGGTGTCTGCCATGATATGATAAAGAATCATTGATGTTTCCTCCTGAAATAGAAAAAATAGCAGGCCCTCAAGAATCGAGAGTCTGCTTTGTTTGCACGATTTATTCTATCGTGCAGTAGATGTTTTGCTTGGTCCGCACACGCAGACAGCCCAACAGGCATCGTTCAGAACGTCTTGTCGTCAGGAACTAGCAGATACATCCAGGACTGTGGTGCTCGCTTAACGCCGAGCTCTCGCAGCGACATATCCATAGATTGGACATCAGAAACGTTCCAGCAATAAAGAGTGCCGGACTTATTGCCGTATGCAATCAGCTCATTTGCGGTAAGGCAGCTGTCCTTCACGAATTGAGCGGTCTTTGCGGTCACTTCCGTACCAATAGCATATGCCGGAAGCTCACGCAGGCAATCGAGTGTATTGATGTCACGGCAAACAAATGCGGCAGTCACTTTTCCAGCACCACCGTTAGCTTTGGTTTCGTAGCAAAATACTACAAAAGGATAGCTAATTTCCCACGGCATAGTTTTTCGGACCTCAATAGTCTTTTCTCCGCTCAGAATTTTTTCAAGCCATTGCTTCTTGATGCTGAGAAGAACGGCTTTATTCGAGTTAATTTCAAGGGCTTTATTCATATGTCAACAACCTCCACCTGAAGGAGGGGCTTAAAATCCCGCAGGATTCCAATAATTCTCACTCAATGGATTTTTACAGCACGGTTCCGTCCGTGCGACCAAGTATCTATGAGCTTTCACCGCTGTTGCGGGCGGCATAGCGGGAGTGAGAAAATTGGATTTATGCGGGATATAATCCCAACAATCCAACATTACGTATGTTTATAGCGGCATTGTGGTCGCGGTTATGTGTTGTACCGCAGCCACTGCATGTCCAACTTCTGTCTGCCAGTGTAAGGTCATCTTTTATAAGACCACCATTTCTTAAACTATGTATGCATCACAATGCTGCTTTTTCCAGTACAGGTCATCGATGATATCCGAAAGGTACTGGTTTTGCTTTAAGACGAAAAACGATACCGGATTATGCTTTACGATGAAACCAAGTCCCGTTCGTTCATCGTAAATATCTTTCATGTGGTTCAGCCACTTTGAAAAATTTTTGATATGGGAATTATCTCGAAGTATAAACCTGCCGAACCATTGCTGCTTAATGATTTGTCTTTCCTTTGCTCGCTCTTTGGATTCTTGTTCATTCCATACGATATTGTCAGGTTCGACAATTACATAGGGAATCTTCTGCCTATCCATTTCGTCTATGACGGATTCCGTTTGGCAAACGAAGATAAAATCATATTTTCCTGATTTTGCCTCTTTCATGAAGCTATTTATGTATTCTTTTTCCCATCCGGCAGTTTTTTCATAAGTAGAACTATCACTATCCCGCATTGAATAGCCATATTTGTTTTGGTGATTCGCGAGCCATGTTTTTCCGCAGCCCGCAAATACGCTTACGACCATTGTTCGTCTCATCAATCAGGGCAATTCCTTTCTTTGAAAATAGAATATATTTTGTATGGCAACAAAGACCATAGCGACTATGAAAGCACCACTACGAATAGAGGCGCTCTGGCAGCTAAAAAGAAGCTGCTCACTCCTCCGAAGAGGGTAAAAATCCTTCCCCAAGGTCATAAGCGGTTTAATACAGCCACACCTGTCGGCTTTGCCTCAGCTTTACGTGATGTGTTGTCTTAGAGCGTGCAGTTAGGATTAACGCCACACGGTAACTATCTATTCGCTTATAACGGAGTGCTCGAAGCACTTATGGTAGTCAACATATCCTTACGGACACTTCTAAAGTGCAGGCTTGCCGGAGCAAGCCTGCGACTTTAGTCGTGGGTTATTGACTTGTTTTTGGAGCGTCACCATTTATGGAACGGGTTCAGAAGTCCGGGACGGTATTCGTTATCGACATACATCTTGATGTCGTTATCGTCCAGGGCATCCAAAATGTTCATCCAGCATTCCGCTTCGACGTGCATCTCGCCGTCCATTTTCAAGGCCCTGTCGCACTGAACTAAGTCTGCGCGAAAAGAATTCACATAGAAGCAATCTTTTGCGGCAGCCGCGAACCTGGTAAAGCTGTTCTTGGTATTTGTGGTCATAGTATTCATCCTTTCTGAAATATTTTTGTTTCTAATCAATACATACAAAAAAGAAGCAGGCCCTCAAAAGAGAGTCTGCTTACTTGTGCATGACAGATTGTTAATTTAATGTTCAATTAGGAGGTAAGTGATGGTATCTGTTATGCAATTATTATTTTAGGCGGTTCGCACATTTGTGCAAGTAGCTTTTTAACTTCGTTTGTTTTTGGTTGAAGCACTGTTCCAACCCTTAGACTTGTGCTTTTCAGAGCTGTCGCCTTTGAACATTTCGGATACTTTACTGCCATCGTCTTCCGCATGAGCAATATATTCAGCCGCAAGAATTTCATACTGTGCGCGGGAAATCCCGGTTTGCTCTGTAAAATTTATGAATTCATGTTCAAACGCCAAACTGAGTGTTATTAAGACGCGATTGGCAAGTTCTTGCCGGAATTCATCAACGGTGCCATCAAATTTTATTGTGCGGTCGTCATCATCATCTGTGAAATCATCGGCCGCAGTATTGACGGCATCGCTAAAAAATGTAGTCATATCGTATGCCATATCGGAAGGGCTGATGTTAGGGCTACCATTCGCGTCTTTTTCGTTCAGTTTAACCTGGAGTAGCCCTTGTATGATGCTGTAGCGCATCAGAAGCACTGACATTGTTGATGTTGGCTCGAAATTTTCAATTTCTTTTTCAAGAATTTTCTGCTTGTTTGCGATTACTTTGTAGTTTGCTTTCATATGAATCTCCTTTAAGTGCCCATGACGCGTCTTACTGTTGCAATTTTTATCTCACGTTTCCCTTCCGGCAGCACAAAAGTTGGCTCAATCCAGCGGACTTCTAAGCGAGTTCGACCTTCTCCAACCCAGTAGTGGTGCCAATGAGCACGGCGGACATGTGGTCTGACCGTACGGCCTGTGCCAGTTGCTGTGGATTTCTGATATTCTGCACCGGAAACCAGCTGCATTTCAAAGCTCTTGCCGATTACAAAGCCCACATTGTAAGTTTTGACATTTACTTTTTTAGGAGTAGCACCGGGTTTGGAAACAAGGACGGGCCGCTTCTCTTTCGGGATTTTTACCTCTTTGATTTCAGCATTCTTGGATGCAAGGTAATAAGCTGCAGAAACCGCAACACGAAGATACGGCTCAATACCGGCGTTGAATTCTCGCTGCTTTTGCAGCTCTTCCTCGCTGAGAACGGCACCTGGTACGTTTGAAACCGTGGCGTCATTGACAGTTGCAGAATCAGTTCCGTTCTGAAATGCCTGGCGAGCATCATTGTTGTGCCGATAAGATTCAATCAGCTTTTTGCCGTTGAGACACCACTGCATGCACTGGCAAAGTTCGATGTTATCGACATTCGGGTTCGCCTTAAAAGGAACAATCAGGAAGAGCGTATCCACATCATTTGGCCCGTGGGAAGCATCGAATTCAATGTGTACGAACATCGCATCATGATGAGAGCCAGTGGGCAGATTCATGACAAAATCTCTGTATGGCAACCGCATCATAATGTCAGAATAAATAGGTGCGTCCTCAGTCTCAGCCAATGTTCTGAGAAACTCCGGCGCAAAATTATATACGGTTTTTGCTGCACGCCAATAGTTTGCAACGTATGCCATCGAGAACTGTGCGGCAAGCTCTCCATCCATCGCATTGGCAGCAATTTGACCATTTTGGATAAGGCGGTGCCCAAGCGGAATAAATTCACTTACATAGTAGTCATAGCCTTTATCCAGCAGCTTGTTGGCCCCAGAATTCGCAAGAAATTGACTGCTCTGCTCGGCATACCAGAGAGCACTGTTCACAATGATATTATCCACAATGCCACCTCACTGCCAGCATAATTTTATTGTTCCGTCAACAAAGAGAATCTGGCTGTACTCCTCGCCGTCAAGGACAATGCAGCGGTCCGCTCCGCGCTTGTGAGCGCCGGTACAATACACAGTTTTGTTATTGATAGCCGGGATGGACGGTGCCTTTGCCAAAACCAGCTGACCGCGCATTGCGCAGATATCTAAGAAAGAAATGATGTGGTCGCCCACCCCGGAAAACCTCCAATCTTGTTCACAGTGCTTTGATTTGGAAAGAACCATCAACATGCGGCAGCGGCTCGTTTGTCACTTTCAGAACGGAGCTATCTCGTTTCTCTGTCGTATATCGAATGGTTTTAAGAATCTCGTATGCCAGCTTGCTGTTGTAGGCAAGCCCTGCGTTGGAAATACCGAAGTTTCCGTTCCAGCCAATTCCCATCCTTTTGAGCTGCGGAATTAGAAGGTTACGGGCTTCGATGACGCCTGTTCCGTTCCAGCGTGCATCATGATACGCCTGAAAGTGCTGTTCATCGTTACCAGAAATATCGAGGGCTTCATAAATGACACCAAATTGACCCATTAGAATGCGAGAGTATGTATCCAACGCATTGGCAACGACTTTCCAGGAAGGACTATCTAAGCCGATACTGTATTTATACGGAGCATCCTTTTCCGGCAGTTCCCGTGCATGATGCAGCATATCTTCCAGTATTTCGCTGCACTTGTCGGAATAGCTTTTAACAGGAGCCGTTACGTTGATAGCCGTCAGAGTAGCACAAGCACTTGCAATGTCTGCCTCGCTTGCTCCATAAGCCTCTCCAACCTCTTTGCAGATAGAGGAAAAATCGTTGCTATAAAACGTTATCATGATGGCAAGAGCGTGCAGAATGAAGAAGTACTGCTTGCTCGTGAAATCAATGTACATACGGCAAAAATCCTTTCACTTTTTACTCTTTCATTATACCGCGATTCGCAATTTCTCACAACGGAAAGCGCTAAATGGTAACAATTTATACATATTTTTACAAGCAAAAAAGCCGCCTCCTTATGGAGGCGGCTGGACCCTTATTTTACAGCTTTTCTGATTTCGAGCTCGTGCTCATAGCAGCTTTTGCAAATCAGATAGCCAATGCCAATATCGTTCTGGATGGCCGCAGACGTATATGCGTTGTGCTCGTTGATGGTACGTCCGCACGCAGCACAATTGAGTTCTTCGTTGGCATGAACCATGATGTCGCAATGCCCGTTCTGAGGTGGGGTGTACGCCGTATATTGCTTCTTGATGAAATCGTATTTCTGCATTTTATGGCACTCCATTATTCATTGTTTTCTTTCGCTATTATATCACAAATTGTGGTGCTAAACAAGAAAGCAGTCCCCCATAAATTTACGAACAATCGCTGACTTTGGAGATTGTGACGTTTGCTGAAGGATTTGTACCTTTGAGCAGTATCCTGCCGTTAGATTTACGGACCGATTCCGTGAACTTCCTCACCAAAGCCTTGCAGCTATAGATGAAACATTCTGCTCTCAAACTTTGGTAGGAATCCAATCCACAATTTGCGGAACAAAGTCGGCTTATCGGAATATTGCATCGGAATAATATCAAGGTATTTTCGATATCGTTCCGAACGGATGAATCAGTGGCAAATGAAGGCACTTTTGCTTTCTGGACAATTTTGTTGCTTTGCTGTATGATTAAAGTACAACAATTAGGGCAATACAAAAATCGATAACGGCGAGGTACTGACAAATGGACGCGACAATGCAGACGGTTCTCCGGCTCCATGAGCAAGGTATACCTAGAAGAACCATTGCCAAACGTGCAGGCATCTCATTGCAGAAAGTGCGCAAAATACTGATTACAGCCGGGGCATGGTCAGATGAAACATCAGAAAAAATCGGGAAGCTGCGTGCGAACGGTATGTCAGTTCCTGAAATTGCAGAAGAATTGGGTGTAAAAACCAATACTGTTTGGAACTATTTGCCATACAGCAAAGGCATGTATAATCAAGAATATCCGACCATTAACGCCATTCGAGTCCGAAATTCGAAGCGAAAAGCAAAAGAAAAAGCCCTCACCTGCACGGATACCGCACAGAATGAGGGCAGTGGCGCTTGCTGAAGGATTCGAACCTTCGGACAGTCTCCCATCGTCGGTTTTCTGGACCGATTTCATCAACCACTCGAACAAGCAAGCAGATGGCGCAGAGGGTGAGATTCGAACTCACATGCCGCGATTTCCGCGACGGCAGCTTAGCAAGCTGCTGCCCTACCGTTAGGCGACCTCTGCATAATGCACCTTTTTGACATAGGTGCTTGTATGACCCCTGGCAGACTCGAACTGCCGACTCCACATTGAGAGTGTGGTGACTTAGGCCAACTTGTCGAAGGGGCCTTATGGTGTGCCGGGCTGGATTCGAACCAGCGAACCGAAACGGAGCGGTTTTACAGACCGCCTGCTTTAACCTCTTGCATACCGACACATATGGTGCTCCCGGCTGGAATCGAACCAGCGACACGCGGTTCTTCAGACCGCTGCTCTACCAACTGAGCTACAGAAGCATGGTGACCCGTGTGGGTTTCGAACCCACAACAACCTCCGCCTTGAAAGGGCGGCAACTCTACCAATTCGTCCAACGGGCCATATATAGCCGCAATCCTGCGGCGAGGGTTTATGCGATGACTAAGATGTCATCTATCTTGGTATCCAGCATCGCTGCTAATATCACAAGGTTATCAATGGTTGGAAGCGCGGTTCCAGCTTGCCATTTAGCAACCGCCTGCGGAGACACACCGAGCATGTCTGCCACATCCTTCACCTTTATGCCTGCTGCCTTTCGCAGGGCCTTGATATTGGCACCTGTCTGCTGGATATCAATAGTAGGAACGTTCATTTTTCTTGCTGCCTTTCTGTATTGCAGGCAACAAAAAAGCTGCCTGCCGAAATCTCGACAAGCAGCTATGACATGCAGTTATCGCTTAGAAGACGCACCGCATCTGTACATGGTCTGTTTTTGCCTGTCGAGGAGTATGAGAAATAAAGCTGCGTTCAAAGGACATGAACTCAGAATATTCGTAACTATACTCATACGACATGACATTAACAGTGTTGCACAGCATTTTAGGGTATCTCCTTTCGTTTCGTTCTGATATTATTATACCATGTTTTCGCAAGTTCGCAATCAACTTGTGGTTTAGTTTTTTGGTCTGTATACTCTCCAAAACAAAAAGCCGCCTCTTATGTGAGGACGGCTTTTCTTATTGTGGCAGGGGCAACACGACTCGAACATGCAACACGCGGTTTTGGAGACCGCTGCTCTACCACTTGAGCTACACCCCTATATAGATACTCCAGCTGGGAGTCGAACCCAGAGTAAAACGGGACTTAAAGCCGCCGCGTTTGCCAGTTTCGCCACTGGAGCATATGGCGGGTTGTGCAGGATTCGAACCTGCGACAAACGGAGTCAACTACCCCCACCTAAACGTGGGGGCTTGAAGTCCCGCAGGACTCCATAAATTCATACTCGACGGACTGTTAGGCACGGTTTCCGTCCGTGCGACCGAGTACAGTATGCTTTCACCGCCGTTGCAAGCGGCATAGCGGGGGTGGAATGGACTACGCGGGATAGAGCCCTAATAATCCTACAGTGCGAATGTTAATGGCAGCATTGTGGTCACGGTTGTGTGTGGTTCCACAAGCACTGCATGTCCAGCTGCGGTCAGCAAGTGTGAGGTCATCTTTTATAAAACCGCACACGCTGCAAGTTTTGCTGGAAGGATACCACTTATCGATTTTGGCAAAGGTCTTTCCCTGCGATGCGAGCTTATACTCCAACATCGTGCGAAACATACCGAAGCCATTGTCGTTAGTGGATTTCCCTAATTTCAGAGAACCAGCCAAACCGCGCAAATTGATATCTTCTACAAATACGGCATCATACTGTTTGGCTATCGCAGTACTTACCGTATGGCAGAAGTTCTTGCGCTGGTTGACAACATGTTCCTGAAGGACTCGAACTCTATAAAGCTGTTTGTCATAGTGATGGGAGCCAAACTGCATACGCGACAGCCTACGCTGTGCCCTTGCAAGTTTTGCTTCACTCTGACGGTAGAATCTTGGATAGTTGGCCACATTGCCGTTGCTGTCAACATAGAAGTCGTGAGAAGAGTAATCCAACCCAAGAGAAGTCTCTTTTGTAGGCTTAATGGACTGAATGTCTTTCTCAAACTCGTACAGCAGCGAAATAAAGTATTTGCCGCTGCGGGTACAGCTTACGGTAGCACTTTTCAGCACCCAGTTGGCTTCCGGCTCACGATGCTTGTTGATTTTTACCCATCCAATTTTTGGTAACCTGATGGAGTCATATCCAAGCGCGATTGTATGTACAACATGGCCATCATTCGTTTTGTATGAATGAGTGTTTGTCGTATAAGACATTTTACTTTTGCGCTTACTCTTGAGTTTGGGAGCGCCACAGCTTTTAGGGTTCTCTCGATGCTTCTTACGTGCTTCTTTCAAATCAAGCTGTGCATTGGCGAGTGCAAGGCTATCCACTTCTTTTAGAAACGGAAACTCTTTTTTGTATTTAGCAGGAGTTGGAATAAAAAACGTCCCTGCTTCATTCAAAAATTGTCGCGCGTCCGTCAGCATATGATTCCAGACAAAGCGAACGCAGCCGAAGGTTTTAGAAAGCAACACCTGCTGCTCAGGTGTAGGATATGCACGATATTTTATTGCTCTATTTAGTTTTTGCATAGGCATTGCTTATCACCACCTTCTATTATTTAATTTATCCATTTCGCACATTAACGCAACTAAAAAAGCTGCCTATCCGAAGATAGACAGCAACTTTTTTTATTTTACTTGAATGCCTTTCATCCAACGGCTTTAGTCGTGGGTTTTCCCGGCTGACGTTTACAATATCGGGTTTGTACTCAGTACATGACCGGTTTCCAAGCCACAATCCGCGCTATTGCATTCGAGAACGGTATGCCCTCACACGAACACAACTCGCTTAAAGCCTCAGCCATCCTGGACTCGTAGTCAGCCAAAGCCAGGTCGATAGGCACCGTGATTGCAGCAGAGTCATCTGGCGTTTCCAGAACGGAAGTCCTCGTGCTTTTCCTTTTGACGCTCCAGTTGTTTGCCAGCAAGTAGTCGTACAGTGCATACGGATTAACTGCGCTTATACCTTCTCTCGATGACAGTATCGTATATGCCCGCTTGTATTTTCTGGTTCTTTCCAAGTCCCTTTCAGTTGGAGTGTGAGGGAGCCTGGTTAAGTCCATATTGCTGCGCAGGTCCGAGAGCTTTACTTTGACAGCAATCGAATTTTGCTGAATATACCAAAGATATTCAGCATACGATATACCCTTGCTATGGGTCAACGTACTAACAGCGTCAGCAACCTCTTTTGGAAACCCCGTTCTGATGTCTTCTATTGTGACGGACGTATCTTCGACCGTATCATGCAGAAATGCCACAGCCTCGGCTATTGGGTCACCTTTTACGCCTTCTGCTACAACCGTAACGTGCGCTTTGAAGTAATCCTTCCCAGCCTTGTCTTTTTGCCCAGCATGAGCCTTAACAGCCCAAGCTCTGGCTTTGGCAACCATCTCAATGTCAGACTGCTTCCACTCTAAAGGAATCGTAATGTTCACTTGTACGCTTGATTTTTTTGCCAACTATATCACCTCATACATATATTATGTATGTATTCTGTGCCGTCAGTCAAACTGCTCAACGAATATTTTACAAAAAATCAAAAAGAGCCATTCATCCCACAGGCAAGCCTGCAGGTTTTCTGGCTCTCAATTATAACCCTATTCGATATAGCAATCTGTTGCCTTGTATTGCTCACAAAAACAAAAAAGCCGGGAAGTCCCGGCAAACATGGCGGCCAGAGTGGGATTCGAACCCACGGACGTTTGCGGCGTCGCTGGTTTTCAAGACCAGTTCCTTAAACCACTCGGACATCTGACCATAAAAGGATGGGGCGGGACCGAAATCCCGCCCCACAGCAAGGAGAAAAAACTATCGATTACCGTTAGTTAGAGGATGGCAAATTAGTGGATGCCCAGGGAAGCGGCATAAGCAGCTTCACGAGCGGCAACCTGTGCCTGCAGAGCAGCGATGGAAGCGGCATAAGCGGCTTCACGCTTTTCAGCAGCAGCCTGAGCTTCAGAGGTAGAAGCGTACTGGGGTTCATTGCCAGCCAGAGTGCCAGCATAACCCTTGACGCCATCAGCGCCCTTGACAGTCAGGACTTCGTGACCACAATGGTCACAGACGTAAACGTTACCCTTGCGGGTCCAGTTGTGATAGCCACAGCTGGTGCAGACGGTGTACTCATTGCCCCAGGTGCCATTGGCAATAGCGGCGGCAATTTCACCGTGCTCAGAGACTTCAACGTTCTTGCGAGGAGCGGTCGGAGTAGTGGTGGTAGTACCGTTGCCCTTGTTGGAGCCGGTAGAAGTGTTGTCCTTACCGGTGTTGTCCTTATCGGGGGCCACTACGTCGCCCTTGTCATCGGGAGTGGTGGTGCCGCTGTCGCCCTTGTTGTCATCCTTGCCGTCATCGGGAGTGGATGCAGAAGTGGCTTTCAGGGTCAGGACGTTGTCGTGGATGTCGTCGCCCAGGAAGTAGAACAGGCGGTCATGGTTCAGGCTCTTGCTGGATGCGGTGTAAGTATCACCGGAATCCGTGGTCCAGGCTTCAACGCTCTGACCATCAACGCTGCCGGGGAAAGTGGCGGTGTCAGTTTCGGTCAGCACAGTGTTGCCGTCAATCTGATAGTTGATGGTGATGGAACGCGGATTACCTTCGGCCGCATAGCAGGAAGTGATGCCGTCAGCGGTGAACCACTGGTCAACTGCATCGTACGGCAGAGTGTCGCCGGGATAGTAGTTGTAGGTGTAGCCGCCGTGGCCCTGCAGGGTAATCCAGTAACCGTAGTCATACTGGCTTGCCGGGAACGTCATAGAGCCGCCCGGAGCCAGGTCCTGGGAAGAACCGTTGCTGAAAGAGAAATGATAGGTGTCGCCGGTGGCTGCGAATGCTGCGACAGGCAGACAAGTTGCCATCATACCGGCTGCTGCAATCCCTGCGATTGCTTTGATGATTTTCTGATTACTCATGCTGTGTACTCCTTTGCTTTTTTGATTTTTTCGTCTATTTATCTGCATTTATTCAGATACCAGTTTGAAAGAAATCAGCCGCAGCTTTGCTGCGTTGCCCACCATCTGCCACGTGGAGGCTTTCTCATGGATGGTTGACGAAGCAGATATGTGCTTCGCCAGTGTCGCAACCGTCTTCGCCACTCGACACAATTTCGGTTTGAATTTATCCCCGTAAAATCGCATGTCCATGCTGCGCGGAGAGGATAAAATTCTTCGTGGTATGGTTTCGGAGTTCCGCGCCTGATTGGCCGTACTACACGCAATGCAGTACAATACCCCAGATACCTTTGGCGAAAGGAAGCGAAAGGGTGTCTGGATGGAGAAGGGAGATGGCCTCGAACCATCGATACCCTGCTTTGCGGCAGGTGCTTTATCCAGCTAAGCTATCCCTCCATGATGGCGGGTCAAGCCCGCCAAATAGCGTTACGCAAACTGGAAGTCGCCGTACTGAGTCACGGCGCGTTCCAGGCGCAGAGGAATGGTTTTTGTACTCTTCTGAGTGATGTCCTCGCGTGCTACCTGAGCTTCACTCACGCCAGCCGCCTGCAGGACTTCATACAGATTGGAAGGACCAGTACCAGCATAACCACAGGTTAAGCCATTAACCTGAAGCGTGAAGCCGTGCAGATGCGGTGCCAAACCGGGAACGAAATCGAGTTCAACAATGACCTCGTCGCTCTTGTCGTTTACACGGTTGACAGCGATGGCGCGGATGTTCCGGTTGCCAAACATTTCAATCAGCTTTTTTGCCGCTGCAGCGGTTTCTATGGTAGTCGTACCTTCAACATTGATAATTGCCTGTTCCATAGAATTCATCTCCTTCCTATTATCGCTTAATTTGGTGATGGGGCTTGATGGCAGGTTCGAACTGCCGACCTGCGCGTTACGAATGCGCTGCTCTACCAACTGAGCTAATCGAGCACGATAGGGTGTTTTATGCTGGTCACCCCTTGAGCGAGAAGCCAACTCGCATCCAGCACCATTCGGCAGCCACGCCGATAGATTCTGTATTGTACCCTCTTCACCGTTTTCCGGTCTTATTCGCGACTAACACCGGGACTTTCGAATACTTTCAGGCACAGCACCTGTTTGTCTATTATTTTTGAGGCTGTCTCATCGACATTCGGACAGCGGACCACAAGTGGACCATGCTCACCAAGTTTAACGTCGTGGCGTACGGTGACTGCGACGTGTGGAGCAAGTAGCGGGGGTCGAACCCGCGTCTCCGCCTTGGAGGGGCGGAGTATTAGCCGTTATACGATACCTGCATAAGATTGCGGGTGAACCCTCAATTAGCCCCGCCATGACATCCGTTTAGTAGGTCGTCATCCCCGGATGTCATCTTCACACCACCTGACAATCTTGCGAACCTCATCGTTGACGATACGCGAGAATCCAAGAAAGCGCTTGGGTGTTGGTCAACTTCAAATTTTGAGCCCTGTCGTTGATTCCCTGTCAAATCGGGTTAACGGTTGTCGTTGGGCTGTGTGTGAGACTGCGGCGAAACTTACCAGTTGCCGTGCAGCAATCTCGCCTTTACGGCTGTGTCGCGTCTGGATGCGCCCCGACTTGACGGGGATGCTCGTACGTTTGCATGCTTCTAAGACATTCGTCAGCAGCCGCAAGAGCCGCTGTCCGCCACCCGCCACGAGGAGGCTGCCTTAATGGGTGGCATGCTGTCCGCCAGATGTTGTGTATAGCATCGTATCATGTGATTTCGATACATCCAACGGATAGCGTCTGGAGCTGGAAATCGGACTTGAACCGATGACCGACTGATTACAAATCAGTTGCTCTACCAGCTGAGCTAAACCAGCAAATACAAACATTAGCCAGATGCCCGGAACACGGAAACATCTGTTGCCCACCGTCCGCCGCGTGGAGGCTGTTTGCTTGGGCGGCTGGCGCGGAGTTACCCGCGCCAAAGAAAGGAAGGATATTACTATGAAACGGATGATTTTCACGCTTCACTTGTGTCAGCTCAAATGAAGCCATGCGACCAAGATTGGGGAAAGGAAAACCTTGATGTCTCAGGAGCCGTTCCTCTTCCTGAGAACAATTGTATTATACCATATATGTGGTATCCGGTCAATGAAAAGACACAATATATAGTGTCTAAATTGTAAACAAACATTAAGATACCACTATATCTAGTGGTTGGGGCAAGCGCATCAAAAATGCCTTGTGGTTCCGGCAGATTGCAGGAAAGTCAGCAAATCTTTAGCCGAACCTACCATGGAAACCACAGCGCCACTTTTCGCGTACAGGTCGGCAATGGAATCTTCCTGCCCCTATGGTTAGTCCTTCCCAAGAAAACGCACCCACTGTGTACGCTTGATTGGCTTGCTGTCGAAAGCACAGTGCTCGTCATGATAATCCGGCATCAGTTTCCGCTGGAAACACCTCGTACACGCTGACATACAGCATCCCCGGCTTGTAGTCAGCGTACCCAACCGAGCGTTTTTGGTCGTATACTTTCACGTCTGAGTCATCGTCCGCCGTGAGCCAAAGATACTTGACGTGCTCAGCATAGCGCGGGTCTTCGATACGATAGCTCTGCCCCTCTTTGATTTTCAAATGACGTGCATTTGCTTGGGCACGCGAAAACTCAACGAATGCGCCGTAGTCGCCAATCACGATTCGGTTATACCCGCTGGCAATGACCGTGCCGCTTCTGGTTTCGAGTTTGGTCGTATCGCCGGGCATATTGCACCATTCCGGCAAAGTTTCTTCAAATTCTGCCCGCACATCCTTGAAAAAGGTACGTGGGATGGGCTTGTACTTGTATTCGTCGGCAAGCTGCTCTTGAAATTTGAGCATTCGAATGCCGGTCTCTGAGATTTCATGCTTCATCATTAACTCATCCACCTTTTTTCCCACTGGTCGTACTCAGCGACTTCTCGTTTTACGGTTTTGCCGTCTTTCTTATATACAGTGATACGTTGTGCATAGTTCACCGTGTGCTTTTGTAGCTGTTGCAGGGCTTCTTTCTCAGAGTTCACCTACTTCATCCAGAACAACTTTCCCCTGCTCACCGTAGTCACCCGTATAGCTGCTTCGGATGATTCGTGCGGCACGGCCGTTCTCCTGCTCTTCGTAGGCTTTTACAATAAAATCGACGTAAGTTTTGAACTTCTGCTCGTCACCTTCACGATGCGCTTCAATGAGTTTCCCAATCGTGACAACGTTGATTTGGTTCATGCTTTTTTTCTCTCTTTCTACTACAATTATACTCTTCCGATAAACTGAAATGTGATTTCTTGACGATTGTTAGCGAAAAATTCATAATTTGAAAGGGCAAAAGCTGAACGTTGGGACGTCTGAATCCGGGTTCTCAACCTGGTATTTAATGACTCTTTTTTGCGCCCCTAAAGCCTTGTATGTCTGCTCTGCATTCACGCATAAGCCGTTGGCAAAGAAGAGAGTGGAACCATTGCGTTCACTGATATTTTCGGCAGAATACATTTTTGGCTTTCTGATTCCGGGGTCGAGATGGATTCCACCGCGCATCAGCTTTTCAGCATAGAACCAGACATCAACGCGGGAGAAAATGTAAAGCAGCTGCGTGGTTCTGAAATAATAGAGAATCTGGTCCGCACCACTCCTGTATACCCAGCCCGGGGTGTGCCATAAAGGGTCGATGCCATCCCGATACCGCCGCGCCACCCGTTGTTCGTTCAGAGCGTCAGGCACCATGGAGAAGTAGTCCACCGAGGTTTCCAGGTAGAAATTTCCGGTATTGTGACTGTCCACTTTCGCTTCCAGACCAAAGGTCTTGCCATTTTTCTTCCAGACGATGAAATCGGTATCTTTGTCTTGATATGATTTATCCTGAGTCACGTCATCGTAATGGCTAATGCCATGATTCACTTTGATAATCGGGTCGTTAAGGAATTTGCGAGCCAAGTCTTCTCCGAATTTTCCCTCATCGAGTTGCTTGGACATCTTAAACTGACGAGGGCTTTCTTCCCAGGCTATCATACTTTTACACGGCATCTGCCGAATTTTCAGGCAGCTGCGATACGATATGTGCAACGATACGTTCTGTACAGGCATTGACAACGGCGCTGGCCGTCCGCTGTTCACGCAGCGAATGGCAGAGTTCGTCGAGTTCGGATTCCGTGAAGGGATAGTCTGCCGAAGCAAGGAACTTCTTGCACAGTTCTTTCATGTCATCGTCGCCTAAAGGCTTGACGCGGTGTTTGAAAGTGAATCGGCGAATGAGGGCTTCGTCAAGGTTATCGACGCGGTTTGTAGTGCCAATGAGAATGACGTCATTCGGGAGCCGGTCAAGTTCCTGCATCAATGCGATGGTGACGCGGCTCATTTCAGCGACGTCATCACGGCCGCCACGGCACATTCCGATAGCATCAATTTCATCAACACAAAGAACGCAGGGCGTGCGCTTTGCGTAATCGAACACTCTGCCGATGTTCTGCTGTGTCCGGCCAAGAGCAGAATTGACAAGGCCAGAAAATTTCAGGAAAACAAACGGTAAATTTGCCTTGTGTGCAATGTAGCGGGCCAATTCAGTCTTACCAACACCAGGAAGGCCCGTCAAAAGCAAAGAGCAAGTATAGTGGATGCCAAGCTCCTTGATGGCTAAAGCTGCTTTTCTGGTGGCCAAGAGCTTGTTGATGACTGTTTCTTCCTCCTCGCGGAGCAGGAACCGGCTTTCCGGGAAATTTGTAGCGTTCTCCGCAATCAAGAGACTTTCCAGGTTGGCAGGCAGCTGAATGAGTTCCGGTTTCAAAAGATTCAGCTTTTTGAGTTCAGCCTCCTTAAACCGGGCATCTTTTTCAGGGACATTCTTTTCAAGCATGATTCGGCACTGAGTCTGTGCATTTCGGATGTCGCCATCCACCACAAATCGAATCAAATTCCGTACGTCATCGGTCATTGTTATTTTCCTCCAAAAAAGAAAAGGCCGCCAAATGGCAGCCTGTTAATGTGATGCAATATTCTGATTTTTGTTTCTACTGCAAATAGTGTTTACCGTCGAAACAGAGAGATTATATTCAGTGGCAAGCGCCTGCACCTTCTCGCCTTCCCTGTGGCGTTTAGCAATCAGTGCATTACGTTCCGTGTTTTTTCGCGGACGGCCGCGTTTCTGTAAAATTCCAGCTCTGACATTTTCCTGATGAAACGTTTCATAAATCGCCGTTTTAGAGATTCCGTATTCCTTGGCAATAGTGCTGACCGAGACCCCTCTTTCGATTTTGCTTCGAATATCGGAATTTCTTTGATTGGTCTTGTCTTTCAGCGCCTTGTGATAGTATTCCTGACAGGTTTTTCCAATTTGGCGCATGTCCTTGTAAAGAGTGGATTTTGAAATACCGTATTTCTCACAGATGTCTTTTGAGGACGTTCCTGCCTCATAATCCGCAAGAATCGCCTTGCGCCTTTCATCCAACTTTTTGGAATTTGTATGTAAATGCCCTGCAAGGACGGTACGGACACTGCTTCGAGACAAAAAGTATTTTTTGGCGATTTCCTTATCAGTCATTCCGGCTTTCGCATCTTCCAACATAGCCGCATTGCGAACTTTCGTGGCAGCAGACTGCTTTTTCTTGTTCTTCTTAATCGTAGCTTGAGCGTATTCAGAAACAGTATAGTAGCACTGCTGATAGGTCACGCCATGCTTCTTTGCGATTTCAGCAACCGTCATCCCGGCTTTCGCATCTTGAATCATAGCTTCGTTGAGAGGTGCTCTTTTTGCTTTCTTTGCAAGATTCTTTTCTTTTGCTAGGTCTCTCACCATGGCATAGCAATAAGAGCTTGAAAAATACGTTTCCTTGGCGATTTCCTTGACAGTTTTGCCAGAAAGATACATTTCCCGAACCTTTTCGCGGTCTTCTTTGACCTGCTGCTTCGCAACATCTTTCTTTGATGTAGCCATGCAATTATTCCTCACTTTGACAACTTTTACTTTTCCCTGGGCCTGGACTATACCGCTTCATGGCGCGATATACGCTTCCCTTTTTGAGCCCGTATTCTTCCGCAAGCTCTTTGACAGAAACGCCGTTTTTGTATTTCCTGACCATCTCGGCGTTTCTTTTCTTGCCAGTCTCGATACGGTTTTGGCTGTGGATTTGTCGGCCATTCTTTCCGTGCGCATGAAGAATCCGATAAAAGAGCGTTCCACTGATGCCGTATTTTTCCTGGAGCTCCGGAGATTTTGCGCCCATCTCATATTCATGAATCATCTGGGTTTGCCAGGCTTTCTTCTTTGCTTTCCTCTGCCGGGCCTGTTCTTTGTAAAAGTCCTTCAGACTATATCGGACAGTAGAAACACAAATTTGATACTTTTCGGCCAGCTGTTCCTGGGACATACCGTTCTTGGCATCCTCCAGCATCTTTTCATTTCGCGCCCTGACTTTGTCATGAGTTAGACACACGTGGGTAATCTTGTTAATCGGCATTTTCGCTATTCTCCTTAGCTCTGGCTTTTACGTTATACTGGTAAATCCCATTTTGATGAAGGATAAGGTAACCTAGTGAAGGGCTGATATTTACCTCCCTGCTCAACTCGATAATCGATTTTCGAGGATTTTTCTTGTAAGCATCAAGAAAAGTTTGGTTCCGCATCTTTTTCTCTTTTTTGAGAGCCGTTTCAATATGATTGTATTTTTGGCTTTCGTACTCTCCGCTCGAATGCAAGATTGCATAAATACGCTGCATGGAAATGCCGTACATCTTGCCCAATTCTCTGGCCGTCATACCGCCTTTATACTGTTTAACAATTTGCTCATTTCGAGTGGTAAGTCTCTTCCTCTTTTTTTCAAAATAACGAGGCGGCTCCTGCGTACCTTTTAGAATCTTGTAGCACATCGTTTCTGAAAGATTATATTCCCTCGCGATTTCTAAAATCGGCTTTCCATTTTTGTAATCTTCGATGATGCTTTTATTGCGGTTCATGCGTTCTTCTTTGTTTGACATAAAGCCTCCGATAAAAAGAAAGAGCAGGTTCAAAACTGAGCCCGCCCTAGCCTTTCGGTCGGATTTTGCCCGACCAACGATGTTTTTTGATGCCTTTCGTTCTATATTTTGTATTATATGCAATTCGCACAGATGCACAATGTTTTTCTTTCTGGTAATTTATGGTAAGTATTGTGCAAAAAAAATAAGACCACCACCCTTTTTGGGGCAGTGGTCTTGATTGCTATTGCTTTTGAAAATCAATCCAGTAGTTTTCCGGCCTTGTATGAGTGGTACAAATAGCTCGGATTACAATAGTAAGTTGCAGTATTAAAATCTGAGATGTCATCGCTAATGAACGAGGAAAATACATCAATTACATCCTGGACACCAGGAGTGCTAGTACAGTCAAAGATGATGCGCTGGTACACTTTTCCGATATCTGTATAAGATGGAACCTTGTAGTGGCAGTTAGACACCGTATCATACGTTCCTTCCGGCACAGGAAAAAGCTCACAAATTTCATCGGCAGATTGCTCAAAGCTCTGGCAGTGAAACACATCCGCTGAGTCGAGAATTGCCTTGACTCCGTTTGTGCCAAGAGCAGAAACCACATCCTTGCGATGATTCCTCGTAACGCGGCCGATATATTCAATCAGGCTGCAGGTATAAAAGACATCGTTTTTGCTGTAGGTTGCAGTTTCAGTCATACTTCAATCGCCTCCTTAAAAGAGAGACATTTCAAAGCGACTTCCGTGTGAAAGCTGATTTGATGCGTGGGATGCTTGAATTTTGCCAACGCCCAAAAAGCTTCACGGCTAATATCACCGCTTAGAAAGTCGTTGACGTAGTTCCAAATGGTGTCATCCGCCATGGGTCCTTCCACAATATCATAGTCATGATGTTTGCCCGAGCGACATATAGCAATAAAATCAAGCCACTCATCACTCATTTCGGGGAATTTCTTAATATTTAGCATAGGAGATTCTGTATATTCAAACACGTTGACAATACCACGAGACCTGCCTTTTTTTGACCAGCGAGCGGCTTGTTCGTAGTTGCTAGTGCAATAGAATCCCCATGAAAAATCTTTGGCGTACCTTGTTTTTCTGACCTCAGGGTTGCGGACTATTACATCGCTGCCATGATACAGAACCATTATTATCACTTCCTTGCATATATTATACTTGTTTTTATGTGTTAACACAATCATTTCGTATGATTTTGGTTCCTACGCTTTCTGCTGAAAGAATCCGAATCAAAGTTTCGTTCTAGGAGTATCAGCTGTTCGATTCACCCGGCAGCCACTGCTGCGGATAAGCACGAAGGCGGTTACTCGGCACGCAGTCATTCAGAGCAGAGTTCTCAGCAAGCGCCATATCAATGATGTAGTAATCATTGCCGTTGCGCATTACATCGACGCTCCACTGCCCTGTCAACTCAATGCGAGGAATAACCTTCTTCAGTTCAGCCAGAACAGTTTGAACGCTTTCGTGGTAACGCTGGTTCAGAATGTCTTCATGCATCTTGTAGACAACATAATCATGGCGTTCCTGTGGGCTGCTGACTTTTTTGAATTCGTTCTTCATAACATCGCTGCGCCAATAAGGACTTGCGCCAAGGATTTCCTTTGTATCAAAATCCACAAACACGCGATATTCAGTGTGCAGCGGCAAACCGTTGTAGATGGTGGGGTTATTTTCTTTGTCCTTGATGTATTCTCTGACGACCCACTCGTTCGTGGTGTTCGCGCCGTAGAAGCAGCGATTGTTCAGAGGGGATGCCATCGAGCATGTCAGATGATTCAAAAACAAGAAATACTCGCCCATCTCATTGATTTCCTTCGGGTTATGGATATGAGCGTTGCGGAATTCGTATTTGGAAGAATACGTGCCCGTTTTGATAAAATAGTCTTCGTATCCATCAAGATGGAAGACTTTCTGGCAATAACGGTTCACGATTTCCTTTGTAACGGGATTCAACGTCTCGAAACCAAGGCGGGTAAGCTGCAGCATGGTAATAGGTACGCGAAGAATTTTTGTGTCCGGAACCTTGAAAAATGCGCTGCCGTACAATCCCTCTACCAGAGGAGGAAACCAGAAGCCCATAGAGTTGGGGTTCATCTCAAGCATCTGATAAGTGAAGTCATCAAGGTCGAGGATGTCAAGACCTTGACGGAACATGTTGTAGTAGAACATTTTTGTGCTGTCGTTCTTTGCATTCTTGTAGCCTGCGTAGTTTTGAAGCAGTTCCTTGTACGACGGCTCAGAAATGTCAATCTTCATCAACTTTCCGGTGAGCTGCGGACGGAGTTCTTCGGGGTAGCGTTTCAACTCCTCGTTTGTAACCTCTGTCATAAAGTCCCGGTTGGCAGAGTATGTCACATAATAGCCACCGCGTTCCGCGTTGTAGATGTACAGACGCGTTTCAAGCACCAGTTCTGTGACGATGCGGTCAATGAGCGAATTGAGTTCCGGTGGGAAGTAGACCTTTTTGTCGAGAATTGCTTTGACTGTAGCTGTATCCCACTGGAGCATATTTTCATGCAGCTCTCCGCTTTCAAGAACCTGTGTCTTATAGACCTCATCAAAGGATTTGAGGGCATCAGGGTTAGTTTTGAGCATTGCTGCAAGCTCCTCATAGGAAAACGGCTTATCTTTCTTATCGGTTAAGATGGCGCTGATTTGTTCAAACATGTCTTTTGTTTCAGTCATTTGTGGTCTCCTTTTCTAAGAAAGCCACCGTTTCTGTAGGAAAACAGTGGCAATGTATAATTGACGTACTCCCACCCCTCACGGAGTGGGATTCTATGCTGACGCAATGCAGTTACAGGGTTTTCCAACAGCGTAAAGCTGCCAGATACACTATCTTTCGATAGACCAGTGTACTTACTACCCAAAGCGAAGCTTAAAGGCAGGGCAAAATGCCCGAAGAGCCAGCATAAAAAGTGTAGATATCCCCTTGACAAGGGTTTCACCTATCAAGTGCTACTGAAAGCGGCACTTCAAGGCAATCAATGGGGCTACGTCGAAACCCCTTAAATTATAGGTGCTTTAGAAGCCAACGCTACAAGGCAGCCACTCGTGGCTGTTTTGCAAGCGTTCTTTTGTTTTGTCGTGCAGCATCTTAAACTGCGGGAAATCTTTTTTAATGGTTTTCTTGTTATAGGATTGAAGGTTCTTCCTAAGATGTAATAAAAGGAATGCGGAATACAAATCTCTTTGGACAACGGTTCCGTCAGAAAGTTTAGCAAAACGCTGGGACAATTTTTTCTTGGTAAAACTATCGTCGGTATGGTCAAACTGCGAAGCTTTTGTTTCAAAGGTACTGACCTTGATAACACTGCCTCCGCAACGACTTGCTTTTTGCCCCAAAATGGTGATAAACAAAGCTGGAGCGCAGCGTCCTATAGATTTGCCAAACCGCTTTTTGGAATGCGCTCTACCGGTTTTGGGGTTGGTTTTCGTTTTCTTGCTGCGCTTCTGCAAGGCTTTGTAGTTCATATCTTCAACTACGAATTCGTTGCCGTATGTCAGCAATTCGTTGGCGAGAATATAATGCTCCGCCTTGCGTACGGCAGCAAGCTTGCGGTTCAAATTCCGCAGCCTGTACAGCAGCCGATAATAGTTTTTGCTATAGTTCCAATGACGAATTTGCTTATATCCGTTCTTGCGTTTTAGCCGTTTGATGGTTCCGTTTTTGTTAAAGTATTGCGGATTCATCGCACGGCGCGAACGGTCCATTTGCCGCATAATGCGAGCGATTTCCTTGGTAAGACCATTGCGAGCTTCCGCTATGGCAGACGGTGCAAGTACACGAAGGTCGCAAACACCTTTACCGCAAAACGCGATGGTCTGCGTGCCGATATCTATACCAATGCGGCCCTGCTTAACAGGGTGTTTTATGACCCCGTTACTGTCGCATTTGATGGGCGGATAGCCTTCCAAAACAAGTTGAGCGTAATACTTCCATTTGGTGCCGACCCATGAGCGAACAATCCGGCAATACTTCACACCGCATTTGAGCGCTTCCTGTTGATACCATCCAGTTTGAGTATCGGGGTTGCGCACTTTGACAAGGAATTCGTGTTTCTCGTAAATGATACGCAGATTACCTTCTCCGATATACGGTTTGATTTTCGCCGTGGCATCGGCAACCTCTTTGTCCATTTGCGCTTTCACCTCATCGGGAAGAACTACCTCTTCACCTTCTTTGGCATCTGGCTTTCTATATGCGTCGAAGTATCTTTTCTCGATAGAGTTTTTCGCCTTTCGCTTAGCGGATTCCAAAGAACTCACCGTATGATTTGCTGGACGAAAGAATATACCGCTGTTATTTTTCTTCCCGGAAAGGGTTACAAAATCGTTCAACTTTTTATAGTGTACGGTTTTTCCCTTTCCATAAAAGAAGTCATCCCACGCTTTCCAGACAGCGGATGCCACTTTTTGAGCGACATCGCAATTTACGTTGTACGCTTTCTGGTAAGGCACGACCAGCTTATGGAACGCTCCCTCTGAAAAGCTTGCTTGCTTAATCAGATTGGAACGCTGCACCAAAAGTGCTTTCCGTTCATCTCTGTTGGCGGGAGCGACTTTTATGGCTTTTATAAGGTTTTTATATTCACGTGTTTTGCGCAGCTGATGCCACATTTTTGTGGTTTTCGTAACCATTTGGTTGTAAACCGTACATCCGATGCGAAACTTTTTTGAAAGAAAAATTTCATCCTGTTTGCTGACCTTCATGGGAAGAGTCAACGCAAACGATGGCGTGCTATTCTTGTTTCCGAAAGCCATAATAGCCCTCCTTTCTTTGATTGATTATATCGGTATTATAATATTTTTTGATGCAAAAAGAAATCAAGTAGCTTTCTTATTTACAGATTGTACACATTCATCATTCTTGAAAACTCATGCGCCAATTCCTCCCACCGCTCACGCAGTGGGTTTCCTTGGCGCGGATTTTGTGATATGGTTTAGCTTGCAATGTACAACTCGCTGTTGGAAATGTTTTCCAGCCAGTTTTTGTTCATTACATTACCAAAACGATATTTCTTCTGCGACTTGTAGGACCAATCGCAGCCGGAAACGACATCACCGATGGCGTTCAAGTACAGCTCGCCGCTGTAAAAGTCGATATCGCCGGTTTTGTTGAATTCGTATTCGAGCTTGTCTACATGAGGTTCACGCTTCTTATAGATATTCGAATCGAGATTCTTAGCACGCCCTTCGTTCAGTAAATAAGCCAGATGGAAGTCCGTTACCTTATCGTTACGGTTATATTTCAAGCCACTAAGGATACTTTCACTTTCATATGGGATTGCTTCGTGGAAGTTATCACTGCTGATGCAAAGACCGCACATATAGTCATCTTTTTCATCGCAGTAGGCCCACCACTCCAGACTCGCCATAGCAAGGTCAGCCATCTTATCGACGGCTTTTCCGTTAGTGACCATGTAAAAGCTTCCAACGGCGATACCGCGTTCTTTGACAGCTTTCAAGGTGTATCGAATTGCCGGTATATTCAGAGAGATTTCCCCACCGGTAAAGGTAAGAGAGCTGATATAAGCTCCCTTCTCAAAGCTGTCGAGAAAAGCATCGCTGTACTTCTCCTGAATATCGATGCTTTCGGCATCTCCGCGCAGGCAGTGCGCACAGCACATATTGCATCGGCGCGTAACTTCTATGAATACGTTGTTTGCGCTATAAATACGCATTTTTTTCATAATTATGGAGCAGGACACCCCATCTATAGCCGTAAGGCTTAGGTGGGGAGGAATGCGCTTCTTAGAAAAGACTAAGATACAGCATTTCCTGCTTACCTCCTTTCAACATTTAAATGATTTGTATCCATGCTCCCGCATGGCAAACAACTTGAACTTTGGAAATTGCTACAGACTTACTTTTCCCATTAGCAGGAATCAAAAGTCTTGTGCCTTTGTTATGGCACCCGCTTGTAATGTATGTTTTATTTTCGAGACGCACAGTGTCGTATGGCTGAATTGCATAGCGCTGTCTTCTTATAGAGCGACGCCCCTTCGACACCTTTTTGCTGCGGTACTTGTGCAGGTTTTCAGAATCCTTTTTGTGATTACGGCTAATTCTGCCGTTAAAAAGTTCTTTACCTTTTGCTTTGTTACCGGTGCGAGCGTCAATATAAGTGGCATCGTAGAATTTTTCCAGCACACGATTGTTTCTGCGTCGTTTTTGGTAATGTCTAAACTTGCAACGACATGCCGGGTGATAATCTCCCATTGCATACGCATCGTTGTTGTGGGTTTTCTCAAGTTGAAGCGCAATGCGTTTTTCCTTTGTCATCGCACCATAAGTGATGGTCACAAATTCCTTACCGTATGTGGCGTGCAGTGCATCTACTATCTGCCAGCGAACAGCGTTCATAAACGCTGCGCCCGAAAGGTTAGCAAACTTTTTGTCTTTACCAAAACCATAGAGCTTGCCACCTTTTTGGTGGTTAGCGGGTGTATGGCATTTTTCACACGCTGTAACTAACTCATCAAGCTGGTAGCCGTGTCTTCCTTTCCAGTAGAACATGTGGTGCATATGTAAAATGGCACCATCCGCGATTTTGCGTCCACAAACTTGGCAGGTGTAATTATCACGGTAGAACACTGCCTCACGCAAGGTTGCCAAGTTGTAGCGGGGACCTTTCTGGTAGTCTACACCTTCCGGTTTTGATTCGCCTTTCTGGATGGCTTGCAGCAACATTGTGTCAAAAGAACCAACTTCAACCGTTGCACGAGTAATCGGAATTACAGATACATACCGTTCGATAAGACGGATATTCAGCTGCTTCTTATGTTCCAGAGAAGGTGCAAGCCAACCTTCGCTGCGCTTGCGGTTATCGAAGCGCGGTTTACGGTAACGCAGTCTGTTTCTGCGGGAACGGCGCAACTTACGACAACTGTCGTGGCAGGCTTTCTCATCCTGTAATGTATCATACTGCGCAGATACATACTCGTGAGATTGACTTTTCACACTGATGCCGATGTAGTTGTAGCCAACATCCTCGCAGATTTCAATAGGCTGCGTGTTCGTCTTGCCGTCATACAGCAGCTGGATGGTAAACGGGTGATGCTTAACGATTTTAGCCTTTCCGTCTTTCAGAAGATGGCGCACCTTGCCAAGACGGAAGGTAGGCATTAAGCGTTTACCACTGTTGCTGAGAACGCAAACGCAAGTGCTCATGCAAGGTACTCCTTTCGTAAAATAGTAATAAAACTATAAGTCAGGGCTTGCGCCCCGTGGTCCACATCGCCAATGTTGTTGTACTGTTTTACCTTTCGGTATGATGTTTGCACGTCTCCTACCCTCAGAGATTTTTAACAAACATCCGCAGAGCTCACCACTTGTGGAGCATGAGTAAGGTGCCTATATTATTAGTACACAACGTAGTTTTCCCCACTGCCGGAGCAATGGGCTTAGGCTAATCAACTGGGCTTACAGGTTGCCCCGCAAGCCCCGTCTATAACCGGTGAACCGGTTTAGGCGGGGTTGTTGACCAAAAAAAGCCTCCTGATATTTTATCGTGCCAGGCGCTTCAAGCGCTTGTAATAAAAGAACTTCTCTTTCCAGGGCATGTTCTGTGCCTTGAGTGGGGACTGAGTGAATTTTAGGGCTTTCAGCATTGCTTTCATCTCCGCGTCTTCATTGGCGCAGAACAAGCCGATGGTTTCGGGCAAAGCAAGGCTCACAGCAAAATCCAGCATCCCGGTAGCAATCCCGCGCCGTTTATAGGCGTTCTCGACCTTGATGGAGTCGATATAAAGATGTGTTGTGATGGGCAGAACCATTGCAGCGCTGTCTTTCGGGTCCTTGTCGCACAACATCTGGCGTTCGGCATTTCGGGCACAGAGATAGTTGATAGCAAGCTGCTTGTCGGGAAGCGGATTGGCAGGAGTAGGCCAGATATCCGCCATCGTTCCCTGCTTGGTCGGAACCTGAAGGATGTCTGCCATCATTACAGCAACTTGAGCCGTTCCATCATAGACCTTAAAGGTGACGGCAGTATCGGAAAGAAGATTCTGTTCACCGAGTTTCGTGCCCCGGTCCTGATACAGAGCACTACTGCAATCTGCAACAACCACAAGCTGGTTCAGGTCCTTATCCACAATCGTGATTTTCTTTTTCATAAATCAGGGCAAGGAGACCCGCGACTTCAGTCGTGGGAGGAACTGCCCGTTCACATCCTTTCAATTAAATAATTTGTTGCGGGCTCTAAAAGTCGCAGCTTTTTGAATGTCACGCCTTTAGAGACGCTTGTGCCATCTAGCTTTTTAAGCGTAAAGCTCCCCGAAGAGCGACGCCCGGAAACGAAGCATTCTTGCTCTTTGTAGAGGACCTTATCCCACAAACGGTAACCTTCAACGAGATAGGGCATTTGGCTTCTTTTACGGATACCCTTTTTAGAGAAATTTGCTTTATGGGTTTGACGATTGTGGTGCCTGATAGCCTTTGTACGGTAGCAAACGCTGCAAGGCTCAGCTAACGGATGCTTACTAATACAGCGAGCATCGTTTGTATGACCCTTCTTGATGTCATTTTGCTCACGGCGCATTTTAGTGATATAGCCATAAGTTCCCTGAACAGGGATAGGCAGCTCCTCTTTCAAACGCGCCATTAAGGTCTTGCGCATGATACCCATGAAAGCAGCATCACGAAGAGGCTTGCCGCGTTCCTTGCCGTCAAGGGTCACTTTTCCTTTGTGAAGGTTCTTGTGGCATGTGGTACACAAAGTAACAAGGTTGCTTGGAGCGTTGCCGCCAGTCTTACGGCTTTCGAGATGATGTACATGCAGCTTTACCAACTTCTTGGCAGTAGTATGAGCACCACAGCACTGACAGGTGTAGTTGTCTCTCTTCAAGACATACTGACGGACATTGTATTCGTCGTACATCTCACCAAGCTGATAGTCTGTTCCCACCGGTAGAGGTTTTCCAGCAAGCATCGCCTTCAAGCGCTGCGTGTCAAATTCTGCTGTTTCTACTCTTACAAGAGAGATAGGCAAAATTTTGCAGATGCGCTTAATGATGGTGATGTGCTCTTGAATTTTCACTTCTACTGAAGGTGCCAGCCAGCCTTTATGCTTGCTATGGACGCGGTTATCAAATCTCGGTGCGCGGTAACGGGTCTTACGGTTGCGTCTCGAACGGCGGTTCTGCCTGCGCGTAGAAAGCAATTCTACTACATCGTTGCGAGGAGTAAATTCCTCACGGTAGAGTTCGCGCTTCTCAGTAGATGCAGACAAACCAACATGCTTGCTGCCTGCGTCAACGCCCAAAGTGATAGGTTGTTTGTATCCCGCACTTCCGTACAGGAGCTTGATGGTAAACGGTGTGCGCCTTACAACGCATGCTTTTTGCTGCTTTAATAGCAAACGAGCCTTTCCGGGTGAGCACGGCATCATGGGCTCGCCGTGTTTACTGAGTACATACACATATTGCATGATGCCATGCTCCTTTCGATAAAATTGCAGCTAAAAAGAAGCTGCTCACTCCTCCGAAGAGGGTTAAAATCCTTCCCCAAGGTTATAAACGGCTTGATGCAGCCACACCTGTCGGCTTTGCCTCAGCTTTACGTGATGTGTTGCCTTAGAGCGCACGGCTAGGATTTACACCGTACGGTAACTGTCTATTCGCTTATAACGGGGCGCAACTTAATGCGCAAAGGGTAGTCAACATATCCTTGCGGACACTTCTAAAGCGTAGACTTACCGGAGCAAGCCCGCGACTTTAGTCGTGGGTTATTGACTGCTTTTCCTCCTCAAGCCCGGTTGAAGCAGACAATGCGAACATTGTAAGCATCGTTCAGGCAGGTATATACGATAAGGTCCGCAGTACCCCAAACAACCGTTCCGTCATTTTTCTGCAAAGCATCAAAACCAGTCACATCGTTGTGGCCGTCACAGGCATCCACACAGACGTAGTTGATTTGTTCGCCAGACGGAGTGATGACATATGCGGTCGAGCCGATTGTCACGGATGTCAGGCCAGGTATTTCGTTATCCGCGACGATATTGCTGCCGCCATCCTGCGGTGCTTTTGGGAAAACACATGCGCTGTCTTCACGGTTGCAGGTTTCCTGGTCCGTGTTGTTATAAAGCGCAACGTCTACCCCGGCCGCAGGGATATGCAATCGGCCGCAGAAGTTCGGGTAATCGTTATCGTCGTTATAGTTCGGACCTGCCGGTGTCGCTTCTGCCTGCTGCTCGGCCTTTGCTTCTTCCTTTTCTTTTTCGGAATTCTTTTCTTCCTGGATGTTCTTCAACTTGTTATCGATTTTCTGAATAGAAGCCTGAACATCAAGAGTCTGATTAACGGGAGTTAATTCCGTGTTCCGAACCTCAGTGGAAAGAAGTTCAAGGTGGCTGGCATCCACATCAAGTGTCGGCTCCAACAGCGTAGATGACTGAGCCGAAAGAATCGCCTGTGTTGCGAAATCTGCTGCCTGCTTATTTCGCTCAACATTTCGTTTGACATCCATCAGAGAAAAGATAGATGCGAGCAAAGCAGCAATACTAAGCAGCAGCGCAACAATTTGTTTGAGAGTCTTCATTTTTTGCTTGCCTCTGACTTGCGACCATTTTACGGATAATACGATTGAGCTGGAAAATGGGAGACCGGCTCAACATTTTCCATTATTCGCGATTCGCACATTTCCGCAAGTTTCGAAGCATTCAGGCGGATTTGACACTCAATGAAGTTCCTCAAAGCTGATTTGACCATTGCTCTGCTGGGCCTTTTTGGAAGAGCCTCTGCCACGCTTTCGGAAGCTCTGGTCAAACGGCTGGGCCTTTTTGGGTTCGTCAGAATTCTGCTGCTTTTCATTTGCCGGTTTCTTTTGCGATTTTGCAGGAGTCTCTTTGGATGGCTGCTTCTGTTTAGGTGCCTTTGCCGAATCCTCCTTGGGACTTGATTTTGAAGTGCTCGTCCGCTTATCCGTGATGGGTTTCTTAGGCTTCTTCACTTCTTTTGAAGGTTCGACCTTGCGAGTAATGTTAAAGCCTGCGAGAGCCGCTTCCCTGTCTGCTTTTGGGCGCTGAGCTGGTGCTACCGGTTCAGCTTTTGGTTCAGCTTTTGGTGTCTGAGGAACATCAGGCTTTTGGGGCCGGGGCTGAGTCGGATGGCTCTCAACGGATTTTGCGGATTCGTGAGGTTCAACTTTAGGCTCGGTCGCTGCTGCTTTGAGAGTGCCGAACGCGTTCGTCTTCTTTGCGGGCATTTCAGGGGCGTTGTCCTGCATAGATGGTTCTTGTTCTAATGTGGGGGCGTCAACGATATCAGGTTCAGGAGGAGCAGGGACATCAAGGTCCATCATATCCATATCCGGTTCCTCTTCATGCTCATCCACATCATCGGGAGGATTGAATACGTTAGCATCATCGTCCGCAAACGGGTCCTTTTCATCATCCATGTCAACCCCACTGGGGTCAAACGAAAGACCAGCGGGGGAATCAGAGTCTTCTTCAGCGAAGGGGTCCCGCGTATCGTCATCATCCACAGGCAAATCAAAGACCGACTCTTTTTCGGGCTTCGGTTCAGGCTCCAGCTCTGGCTCAAAGATGTCCGCAGAATCAAAAGGCTCAGCGGCATCTGCACTTTCTGGTGTCGATGCAGATTTAGGGGCGGGAGGAACGATAGGTTCAGATTCATCTTCCAGAACGTCAAGGATTTCGGAGGGTTCCGGATTGATTTCGGTGTGAATGTTCACCTTGACGTTTACAGGTTCGTTGTTGTTAATCGGGGCGGATGTTTCGGGTTTCTTAGAATCCTTGGTCGGTTCTTTTTCAGTCGGTTTAGCAGATGTTTCCTGATGCTGTTCATAGTCTTTGTCCGATTTCCCTTTGTCCTGATATTTTTCAGAAATCTCTTCAAGGATAATTGATGCCTGAGAAGCAACTATATCAGAATCCGAGTTCTTCCCTTTTACCTGTTTCGGACGCTTAATGAATTCGCAGGAATCAAACCAAAGTTCATCATCCAGCAAGGGAATGTTCAGGTATATCAGGACGGAAGCAGCTACTATCAGGATTACCGATACCCACCACGCTAATGGATACAGAATAAGAGAGAAGCCATAGAGCACAAAGGCAATGTTGCGAGCGGTGCGGCATTTTGTTTTCAGCTCATCTTCTTTTGCGCCGTCAAATTTCGGGTACGAGTCTTCCTTGCCGGGCTCATGATAAAGAATATAACAGTGCTTGCCGTTGACTTTATATTGAAATAGAGTCACGACCATCGGCTCGTTCCCGCACGCTATCAAGGTTTCCTTGAATTTTTTTACTTCGTGGCGGTTCAGGCGCAAAGCAACATAATCCTTGCACCCCGGAACTTCCAATTTAAGGGCAGTGTTTCCTGTATCCGTCACAATGATTTCGAGTGCCGTCGCTTCCAGCGATTTACTGCGTCGCTTATAGGTTCTACCCATGACCACGATTCCCGTCAAAGTTCTTCTATCTTTCGTTACTCTGCACGAGAACAGACAGCACACGAAGCACAAAAGAACAATCATCGGAAAGTTCATTCAGTATCACCGTCCTGCTTACGGTTTCGATTATCCAGCACAATCAGCTTGGGTTTGTTGGTTACGTTCTGGAAGTTCACTTTCTTCACGCTTGCGCCAACTTCTTGCGTTGCGGTCTGCTCTTGAACCGGTTCCTGTGCCTTTTTTGCGGTCGAGGAAGCCGGAAAGCACTGCTCGATACTGACGAGCGTTTCGTTGTTCATTCCCTTATCGTCTTCAAGGCAAAACAGCATGTTGTAGGTTCCACCAATATGGTAGTCACGGTCCTTTTGCTTTACGGTGAGGAAGATGTCGTGGGAAGCTGTGTCACGAAGCGGATTCCCCTCTTCATCTACCGGGACAAACCGCCAAGTCTCTTTAATGCCGGTCATGTCACGCTGCTGGTCAGCCGAGACGGCCAAAGCCTTTACCGTGACATATTTCCCGTCTTTCGCCCTCTGTACAACTCCCAGATATTCCACGACAAAATACCCGGCCACGAAAAATCCAGCAGCAATGAGCACAATTCTTCGTGTATACAGTGCAAAGATAAGGCCAAGAGCTGCACTGCCAGCAGCACAGAGAGCGTATTTGATTTTCTGCGAGTTAATCATATTGTTCATGTTTCATTCAAGCGAGAAAGCCCAACCGACGCGAAATCGGCTGGGCTTTTTAATGCTGCATTCTTTACTTGTTGGCAAGAAGCGGCATCAGCCCCGCTTATCCTCCTTTTTGAAGTTGATTTGTGTAAGCTGATACCGATTCACTGAGCATTCTGAGTCAACGGATAGCCGCCAGAATCAAGAAGCGAGGTCAGAGTGCCATCGGTGAGGTTTACGGTAGACAGAGGAACTTTATATTCTCTGCCATCTGCAGTCTTAACGTTGGCGTAAAATTCAATGGTGACATCGCCGCTCATGTCGATATCGCTGAGAACCTTGTTTACTTCATTGGAAGTGGTGTCGGTGCTGCCGGATGCGGGCTGATTGACGGTCGGCTGAGGCGTAACGACATCATCACTATTGGAATTTTCAGATACGGGAGGTACGCCAACCTGATGTCCGGTTACAGCAGTGAGAACTCCGTTTACACCATCATAGACGGACGGTACGAAAGCATAGCCAGCCACACCGCCAACGATGACAACTGCCAGAATTGCTGCAATGACCTTGCTGCTCTTTTTCTTTTGCGAAGGCCGAGCAGGCTCTGCGGTGGCTTGAGTCGGTGCCGGTGCGGCGTGGTGAACGCCGCTTGCAGGCTTTTCCTTTTTGCCCTTGCCAAGCCCGAAACGCTTCTTGGCCGCTTCGTTTGCTTCCTGCTGCATCAATTCCTGAGCCACCATTGTCTGGCGAGTGGCCGTCATCTGGTCTGGAAGTTCATTGGGGTCAGGAATATAGGGAACGGATGCAGTCGCTTGGGAAGGCTGTTCAACAGAACCCGTTACAGGCACTTGATATCCAGGAGCTTGTGCAGGAGAGACGCCATGAGCAGAAACGCCGTACTGCATCGTGGTCTGCGGAGTCTGAACAGCGGGCTGAGGTGCGGCAGGCTGCACGGGCTGAACAACAGGCTGAGACTGAACGCGGGTAATAAAAGGTTGAGCGGCGGGGGCCTGTTGTGCAGGAGTCTGAGCCGGAATCTCTGCCGCACGTTTCTTTGCAAGCAGTGCATCGACCACCTCCTGTTTGACCTTTCGAATCGTGCCATCCGGCATGATGCAGGTGCGGTCGGCATAGACATTGGCCGGAACTTTCTGGCCGTTGATAGTAACGTGGACAACGCCAATAGGCTCGCCCAGAGTCGAATTCAGTTCCATGAACAAATATCTCCTTTCGGTTTTTGTGTGGTGTTATGTATTAAATCGAAACATTTGAGCAATCGTGTCGGAAATCCAGTGCAGCAAAACATTTGCAATATCTGCAACATATGGAATCAAAAAGCCACGTTTAAGAGTCCCAGACATGCAGCATAGGACAAAAGCTAAGCAAGACAAAAGAAGAATTGCCCAAATCAAAATAAAGATGTACTTGCCGAATCGGCCAAGGAATATCCAGCCGCCGCCCGAATCAGATTTCCTGTTATTACATTCAGGGCAAGAAGCCGTTAGATTTCGGATATTGTTGATGTCATCGTTCGGAACAAGGATTCGGTACGCCCGATGCTCGTTAGCCAGATTGATGGAAATGATATGGTCAACCTGCATCGAATTGCGCGTCATAATGCGTCCACAATACGGGCACATGTAGAACTTTCCAAAAGTTCCGGGATGATTCAAGATATACCGGTTTCGGTAATCCTCAGACCGTTTATACTTTTTCCGGTGATTAGCCATGGCAGGCAGCCGAATGGACCCAAGGATGCTCCGGCGGAACACGGCGCTTCGGGAACCCTTCCGGCAGATGGTCCGGAAACTTGGTGCCGTCAGAATTCGTGCCACCGTTGAGCTTTTCCCATTCGTGTTCCCATGCAGAGAATTCCAGGCCGTGAGACATTTCCCACAAAGACAGTTCCCCGTAAGAGATACCACCCATTTCAGAGAGCTTTGCTCTCATAGCCAATTCCTGTGCGCTCGTAACAGTTTTATTAGATGCTTTCATTTTTTCCTCCTCGCGCTTTGCCTGTTCTCTTCTCATTTTGGCTTCCGCATTGCTGCGATGTGCTGCATTGCGCCGGTTCTGAGCGTAGCACGCAGAGCAAAATTGACGGTTCCCCAGGCTGAAAATCGGTGTACCGCAGATGCGGCAGTGTGTAAGATAACCATTGTTGCTTGCCATTTTCGCTAACCTCCTGCCATTAGTCGAAATTACAGTCTCGATTTTACGTGTGTTTTATCGACCCCATATCCCTGATGATGGGACACGAGGTTAATACATACTTATGGGTTATCTACCAAACCAAGCTGAAATCCGATTAGTCGAAAC